AACAAAAATATTAAAACAACTAATTTTAGAATCAATGGGTCAATCCCAACACTACGAGAAGCTAAAAACTCTGATGACAACAAAGGAAGGTTACATCCAAGCAGAATCTTTGTATGAGGTGCTCAGAGACACATTCAGCGACGAAGAGCAAATGCATTTGGATATATTCTTTGAACCACTAATTCTATGCAGAAAAAGTAGGGAGTTAGATCAAAAATACGAAGAAGTGTATGAGGAATACAAAGCTAAGGAACAGGCCTTCCAGCACGAAGGTGATGATGACTATATTGCTATGCAAAAAGCCTTTGAAGAAATGCAAGCCATGAGAGCCCAGACCGTTAAACAAGACAGAGAGCGAATGCAATCTTTTAATAGATTGAAATCTCACTTAAGAAAACATCCATATCCGGAATCACCACCATTGTACTTCGAGGAAGTAGTTATGGAGACTTGTTGGGAAATTTCGAATCCAACTGAATGAGGAGATCACAATGAAACTAACAGAAGCAAAACTAAAACAAATGATCTTGGAAGCCTTGAAAAAGAAAAACTTTCAAGACTTTGGAATCCCAACACCAGACTACCCGAGAGACCTAAAGCAAGAAACCATTCAAAGCTTCATGGAGTCTCATGGGTTCGATCTAGAAATCCAAGAACTGGAATATGCAGGTCACAAGTTGGAGATAGATCGTCTAACTGACGTCTTTATGAATGAAGTTTATATCCATAGTGATAGCTCTAAATCCTTTTCGATTGATTATGGTATTGAGACCCATGCTTCTCTTCCTAACAAGAAATACATATATTTTAATTATTCATATTTGTCAAACCTAAAGGCGACTAGAAAAAAAGGGACCATCGAAATTCCTAGTATGTTTGATTTAGATATGGGAAATTATTATTACCCAAACGAAGAAAATATAGAGGTGATGTCTTCTCTTATTATTGGTAAAATAAAGGACAGTCTCAAAAAAATCATTGGTATAAAAAAATGAAACTAACAGAAGCAAAGCTGAAACAAATGATCAAAGAAAGTCTTGCCAAAAGACAAGCAATGGCTGCTGACATTAATACCTCTGGTCTTCCAATGGGTACATACTCAGCCCGGCATTATGCCAATGATCCAATAGCCGACTATCTTGAACGTGGGAGAATAATAAAAAAATTATTTCATCAACATGCCGATCACGCATTTATGGACACTCTTGTCACAGTGCACTACAGAGACTTGACAGACCTCCCAAGGTTTAAGGCAGAGGTAACCTCTCGAGACGAACTTTCATGCGTCGCTTATAAATCAGGAGAAACGTTTAAATTTGGTCACCCATTAGGGCAAGCCGGAGTTGGCATTGCAGTCAAAGGTAGAATAACACTTTTAACAAACAATTCTCGCATGATGGTCTCAGGTCGTGGAGAAATGTATACAAATCAACGCCCCGAAAGGACAAAGTCATCCGGAGCCAACAAGGGAGTTGCAGTGGTGCCAAGCATCTACGACATTGTTAGTGCAAATTCAGCATACGTCTTAGACGAAGAAGATTGGAATCCTTCAACCAGTAATGTCAGAGAGAATGAAGCCCTAGTTGACAATTGGAGAATCTATGCTTATGTTGTCGAAAGCGACAAAGCCGAAGCGTACGTTCGAAATCTGATAAGAGGCGGACTCATTGATGATAGCAGAGTCGTTTCCTCCGCAGAGTTCGGCGAAAGAATAAAAAAGTTTGAAAGATAATACTTGACAAACCCTCCGACATATGTTATAATACTATAAACTCGGAGGATAAATGAAAAACGTTATTATTATTGACGCGTTAAATATGTTTCTACGCTCTTATGTGATTAGCCCTCACTTAAATAAAAAAGGGTGGCCTATAGGAGGCACCATTGGCTTTCTAAAGTCCTTACAGAAGGTGGCTAGGGACTTTGATGCTGATGAGATTATCGTCGCTTGGGATGGCCATGAAGGCTCTACAAGACGACGTTCAATGAACAAGGACTACAAAGGTGGTCGTAAACCGGTGAGATTCAATCGTCGAATGGTTGAGATCCCTGAAGACAAGCAAGAGGCTAACAAAGGCTTCCAGCAAGTAAGACTGATGGAGTATCTCAACGAGATGCCTGTCATACAACTTGTAGCAGATTTTACAGAAGCAGATGACATCATAGCACTTGTAATTAACAACGAGCGTTACGCATGTTGTAAAAAGACTATTATATCAAGTGATAAAGATTTCTTTCAGTTATGTCGAGAAGACGTGCAGATCTACAGGCCCATACAAAAGAAAATTGTTACTCATCAAAGTGTTGTTGATGAGTTCAAGATTCATCCAAATAACTTCGCCTTGGCAAGGGCAATTGCTGGAGATTCATCAGACAATTTGCCCGGGATCAAAGGTGCAGGCCTTAAAACAATTGCAAAACGCTTTCCATTCTTGATTCGAGAAGAGGAATACACAACAGCAGATATCATCAGAGACTGTGCTATGCAAGGTAAGAAGTTAAAGATACATGAGAACATTGAGAATAATGAAAAATTAATTAAAGATAACTATGCTATCATGCAATTGCAATATCCTAATATTAGGCCAATGAATCGTGAAATTATTAAGAGAGCTATAATCGATTTTGAACCACACTTTAATAAAATAAAATTCTCTCAAATGTTAGCCGAAGACGATGGTCTTTCACTAAATTTCAACGATCTACAGGCTGTTTTTAGGAAAATAAAAAGATAATTTTACTTGACAACTTGACTTGAATAGGTTATATTTATTCATACACTAAAAATACTGGAGGACAAATGAACGATTTAACATCGAATGAAACCTTTGTAAGGTTTGGAAAAAATTTCCAAGAAAAACTATGCCAACTTATGCTTGAAGACAGACCCTTCTTTGATCAAATCATGGAAGTTCTAGATATCAGCTTTTTTCAAAGCAAATATCTTCAAGTATTTGCACAGACTCTCATCAATTACAGAAACAAATACAACACTCATCCAAATTCAGAAGTGATGATGTCATTGTTGAGAACTGAACTCAATCATCATGATAAAGCCACTGCACAAGCGGTGCGTGAGTTTTATGCTCGTATTCACACATCAGACGGCGTAGAAGAAGCCGCGTTTATCAAAGACAAGGCTATTGACTTCTGCCGCAAACAAGTATTAAAGGGGGCTATGATCAAGTCTGCATCCCTCCTCAAGTCATCTTCGTTTGAAGAAATTGAGAAAGTGATCAAGGAGGCCTTAGTGTTGGGAACTGACAACAACTTTGGACACGACTTTCGCAAAGATTTGCTTAAACGTTTTGAATTGGTGTCAAGAGATCCAATTTCAACTGGCTGGTCACGAATGGATGAGATTGTTAAAGGAGGTCTTGGAAAGTCAGAGTTGGGGGTCGTTATTGCTCCAACTGGTGCTGGTAAGTCTATGGTGCTCGTTCATCTCGCAACTCAAGCAATCCTTCAAGGAAAAACTGTTGTCTACTATACGCTCGAACTCAAAGATACTGTGGTCGGCCAGCGTTTCGACTCTTGCATCACTGATGTGCCACTTCAAGAGCATCGAGATAGGCAAAAAGAAATTGTTTCTAAAGTAAAAGATCTTGAAGGTACGCTAATTATCAAGGAATATCCAACAAAATCTGCGTCTGTGCAAACTCTCAAAAATCACATTGAGAAACTTCGTAAACGCGGCATTGAACCAGACATGGTTCTTGTGGACTATGCTGACTTGCTTAGGCCTGTACGTTCTTCTAGTGAAAAACGTCATGAGTTAGAAGAAACTTATGAAGGACTTCGTGGTCTAGCTCAAACATACGAATTTCCAATTTGGACTGCATCTCAAACTAACCGCGGGGGTCTTAATGCAGAAGTCATTACTATGGAGGCCATTTCAGAAGCTTTTAACAAGTGCTTTGTGGCAGACTTCATCTTCTCTCTTTCGCGTACCGTGCAAGACAAGCAGTCCAACAAAGGAAGGTTATTTGTAGCAAAAAACAGAAATGGTCCAGACGGTCTCGTATTTGATGCATTTGTTGACTGGTCCACTGTATCTATCAAAATTTTAGATAGAGATGAGACAGCAGAGAAAATGAAAACTACTGCTGAGCAAATGCAAATGCTAAAAGATAAATACGCAAAAATGGGGCAATAATGGAAGCATCATCAACTTACACTCTCGAAGAAAGAGAGTATTTTAGAAATTTAATCAAGGAGAAACATGGAATGGATTTGGAAAAAGAAATCTTGTCGGACATAACCGTCCACATGAAATATGCAAGATACCTCGAAGACAAGCAGCGTCGAGAAAACTGGAACGAGTTGGTGACTCGTAATATGGAAATGCACATCAAAAAATTTCCACACATTGAAACACAAATTAGAGAAAACTATAAAATGGTATTTGACAAAAAAGTCTTGCCTTCCATGAGAAGCATGCAGTTTGGGGGAAAGCCGATTGAGGTTTCTCCTAATCGCGTGTTTAATTGTGCATTCGCTCCGGCTAATGATCCTCGAGTATTTGGAGAGATCATGTTTTTGCTTTTAGGTGGAACTGGCGTTGGATATTCTGTGCAGAAACATCACGTCGATAGTTTACCCGAGATCCATAGACCCTCAGCGAAAAGAACAAGAAGATTTCTTGTTGGAGACTCAATTGAAGGCTGGGCTGATTCTGTAAAAGCGTTGGTGATGTCTTACTTCAAAGGTACATCGCGACTACGTTTTGATTTCTCAGACATCCGTCCAAAGGGTGCGAGACTAGTTACCTCGGGCGGAAAGGCACCCGGTCCACAACCATTAAGAGAGTGCCTAGTAAAAGTAGAGGGAATTTTAGATGCTAAAGAAAATGGTGACAAACTCACTCCTATTGAGGTGCATGACATCATCTGCCATATTGCGGATGCGGTTCTCGCTGGAGGTATCCGTCGTGCTGCTCTCATTTCTTTGTTCAGTGCTGATGATGAAGACATGCTTTCGGCTAAGTCAGGGGCATGGTGGGAACTCAACCCACAAAGAGGGAGAGCAAACAATTCTGTAGTTATAATGAGACACAGAATTGACGAGCCAACTTTTAAAAACATTTGGAAGCGAGTTGAAGAGTCACGCTCAGGAGAGCCTGGGTTTTACTTTTCTAACGATAAAGAGTGGGGATGCAATCCTTGTTGTGAAATAGGGCTCCGACCTTTTCAGTTTTGCAATTTGACAGAGATTAACGTGTCCAATGTTCGAACACAAAAAGAGTTAGAAGAAAGAGCGAAAGCTGCTTCTTTCATTGGTACTCTTCAAGCATCTTACACGGACTTTCACTACCTTCGCCCTATTTGGCAGAGAACAACTGAAAAAGATTCTTTGATCGGAGTTTCGATGACCGGTATAGCGTCAGGAGGTGTCTTGAAACTAGATCTTAAGTCCGCCGCTGAACAAGTAAAGATTGTCAACAAAAAAGTAGCAGAGCAAATAGGCATTAAACCTGCAGCAAGAACCACATCTGTCAAGCCTGCCGGAACAACTTCTCTGACTCTTGGAACATCAAGTGGTATCCACGCGTGGCATAACGACTATTATATACGCAGATTACGCGTAGGAAAGAATGAGGCGATCTATTCATATCTCGTTAATAACCTGCCTGAGTTGGTCGAGGACTGCCGTTTCCGACCACATGACACTGCTATCCTATCTGTGCCTCAAAAAGCTCCTGAGGGGGCAATAACACGCCACGAAACAGCACTTGATTTGCTTGAGAGAGTAAAAAAAGTTTCCACTGAATGGATTAAGCCCGGTCATATTGATGGCAACAATACTCACAATGTTTCTGCAACAATTACAATCAAAGATGATGAGTGGAATACAGTTGGAGACTGGATGTGGATTAACAGAAATGTTTATAATGGATTATCAGTTTTACCACACGATGGAGGCACCTATGTGCAGGCACCTTTTGAGGATTGCGACAAAGAAACTTACGAAAGAATGCTTGAATTGGTAAAAAACGTTGATCTGGACCTAATTACTGAAGTTACAGATGAAACTGATTTAAGTGGTGAAATCGCATGCAGCGGTGGATCCTGTGAAATTTTTTAGGAGAAAGTATGAGAGAAACGCTTGAACAAATTGTTAAAGAACTACAACAAACTTTGATGGACCTTGACAAAGTTGATGCCGGAGCCTATGGTTATAAATCTGCCGCACCTCGTGTAAGAAAGATTTTGATGGAATCAACCAAAAAAATTAAAGATCTAAGAACAGAAGTTCAAAACAAGAAAAAAGAACACGAATCAAAAGATAATTAAC